TCGCCCGGGAGCTCCGCCTCCATTAGGAGCCGCTCCACGTCGCCGCGGCGAAGGGCTTTTGGGGCTCCGCCTCGCCCGGTGTCGCGCGCGACGGCTGGCCGATGGCGCATCCGAGCCGAGCGTAGATCTTGACCAAGCGGACGTTATCTTGGAAGGCGCTCGCGATGATCTCGCCGGAGTCATCGAGGAGGACGCCATCGTCCGAGGTGCCGAAGGTTACGTCCTCCCGGATCCCGATAGCGAGGTATTGATAGCCGCCCACAATCGCGTCGGCGTCCGCGCCGGTGAAGACGAGCGATTGGTGGACGGGCACGCCCCAGAGCGTCGCCGCCGGCCTGACGCCCGGGAGCGCTCCCGCCTCGATGTAGGCGGCCCGGAGCGCGGAGCCGATGGCCGCGCCGGCCCCGATCCCGTCCGGGATGATCCCCTTCCCCTCGAGGTCGGCGAAGGCGTTGGAAACGGCGTCGAGCGGGTTGTCGCCGGTCACGGCGTCGGCGAAAGCCATCACTCCCCCCACGGGGAAGGAAGCCGGCGCATCGTTGCCGAATAGGATCGCCTCATCGATGGCGTAGGCGACCGCGCCGGCGAGCGAGCGCTCGACTTGGCCCTCCACGTCGAAGCCGGCGTCCGCGATCCACGCACGGGGCACCGGGACGACGGCGGCGACCTCCTCGGCGCGGATCTCCACGGCGGTCCACTTGATCTCGGTCGCCGGCTTGCGGCCACCGTAGGCGGGGCTTACCCATTTGGCTTGAGGCCGGAAGGCAATCAGCGGGATCGACTCGGTGGCCGCGGCCATCCGGAGCGTCATCCCTAGTTGGAGGGCGACCGAGGCCTCCTCCACCATCGAGATAAAGTCGGTGGCGACTCCTCGGGGTAGTAGCTCGTCGGCGTTCTCCCACGGTGGGACGGTGACGGACATTGCCGATAACTCCTCCTCGCGCCTCCATCGAGGCGCGCTCTTGACGGTTGAGTTTTCGGCTCCCGGGCGGCGTCGCGGTCCTGCCGCTGCGCGCCGCCAAGTCAGACGGTCCCGCCGTGCCGGCGTGCTCCGCCGGCGCGGTCCTGCCGCTGGCCCGGCTTCGCACCCCGAGAGGCTACTCGCCCGTCAAGTCGCCGAGCTCGTCGGCGCGCTCTCGGACGAGCTCGGCGAAGGCGTCGGCGGCGAGGCCGAGCGCGATCCGGCGGGCGGTGGCGTCGTCCTTCCAAGCGTCGGGGAGCTCGATGGTGACCTCGACGGGCTCGCCCTCGCCGGCGGAGGCGGTTAGGCGGATCTGCGCCACGCTAGCCGCGGAGCCATGAGCGCTCGCGGGGCCGGGTCGCCTCGCCGGAGCGGCCCCCTTGCGTGACGAGCGGGCCTCGCCCGCGGCCGTCCTTCCCGAGGTAGGGCTTCTCCTCGAGGAGCTTCTCGAGCGCTTGATCGACCTTCTGGGCGCGCCGGGCGGGATCCTGCTCGGCGAGGAGCGCGTCGAGGTCGAGCATCGCCACGGCGTCGTCGGGGTCGGCGAAGCGGACGCCCGCTCGAGCTCTGACGACCTCGATGGCGAGCCGGCGCTCGTAGCCGGCGACGATCTGGGCGCGCTCCTCGAGCTCCGCGGTGCGCCCTCGCTCCTCGGCCTCGCGGATCGCGCGCTCCTGCTCGGATTCGTGATCGCGTTGGATCCGCTCGAGCTCCGCTTGCGCGCGGCGGAGGTCGTGGCGGGAGCGGGCGGCGTCGGAGTTCGCGCGCTCGACTAGCCGGCGAGCGTCATCGGAGAGGCCGGCGAGCTCGTCGTCGGGCGGAGGCTCGGCGGGAGGCTCGTCGCTCGGCGGCGTTGCGGGCGGCTCCTCGCTCATTCGACGGAGAGGCTACTCCTCGCCCTCGAAGTCGGGCACCGGAGCGCATCGACAGGGCCCGTGCGAGTGAAACGGGACCGTCTCGGCGTCGGGGAAGACGGAGCCGAGCGCGGCGATCTCCGCGCACCACTCGCACGCCTCCGCGTTGGGCTCGAGGCCCCACCTTGCGCTCCGATGGCTCGCGCGGGTCGCCTCATCGAGCCCGTCGCGTTGGGCGGCTTGGAGGTCGCCCTCGGCGAGGTTGGAGGCGAAGATCCCGGCGAGCCCTCGCGCCTCGAGCTCCTCCGAGCCGTCGTCCATGAGCGACCATAGGCGGAGGAGCCCGACGATGGCGTGGGGGTCGTCGGGGCCCGTGAGGTGGCCGGCGAGCGCCCGGCCGAGGTCTGGCGTCTCCTCGAGCTCCACGAAGGAGCCGACGAAGACGGAGGCGAAGCGCGCGGCGGCGAGTTGGCCGGCGGCGATGATCCTCGAGGTGCTCGCGGCGTAGGCGGCCCGGACTTCGGGCGTGCGCTCGAGCGAGACGGTCCGGAGCCCGGCGACGACGACGAGGCCGACCGATTGTTGGAGGCGCTGTTGCCCTAGCTGGTAAAGCGGTCTAGGGAGTGGCACCGGGCGGGAGCTCGGGCCGAGGTGTCTCGCTCGCTACCGTCTCGGCCGCGGTCGGGAGCGCTCCGGCGAGCGCCGCGGCTATTAGCTGGGCGGTAGCGCTCTCGGCCGCCCACTCCTCGACTTGCTGAGGCGTCGCGCCGGTGTAGGCCCAGAGCGCCTCTTGCGGCCAGCCCACGGTTTGCAACTTGACGGCGGCGTCGGCGACTTGCGCGGGGTTGCGCTTCTCGGCGTCCACCCATTGCACCTCGAGCGTCTCGATGTCGAGCTCGCGTCCGCTCATCCGGGCTTGGAGCCATAGGCTCGTCTCCCACGCCTCGCCGTAGGTCGCCTGACGGTCTTCGACCTTCTTGACGAGCCCGACCTCGGAGGCGAGGAGCGACTCGGCGCTCGGCGGGTTGGCGAGCGACGATTGGAGGAGGTAGTGAGCCGGGACGCGGGAGATCGCGGCGAGCGTCGCGATCTGCGAGTCGATTGATTTGAGGTAGGGGTCGGGCGGGCTCGCGTCGAAGGTGCCGAAGCGCCCGTCCGGGGCCTCGTTGACCCACAATTTGGAGACGGCGGCGGAGTAGGGCTCGATTGGCTTCCCGGTGTCGGGATCGCGCGGGACGACGAGCCCGGTGGCCCACTTCTGGCGGAAGGAGCCGAAGGCCGACGCGAGCATCATGTCAAGCGTGAGACGGTCGATCCGGCGGAGCACCGGGACGCAATCCTCGATCTCCGACGCCCCGCCAGAAAGGACGTTGACGCGGTTCTCAAACGGGACGATGGGCGGGACGCCCACCGGGTTAGCGGCCGGAGCTCCGAGCGGCTCCCAGCCGAGACGCGCGCCGCGGTGGCGGTCGTCAATGGGGAAGGAGCCGGCGCGCCGCGGCGGCTTGGAGAGCTCGGTGAGCCATCGGTAGGTCGCCTCGGGCCGGTAGAGCTCGGCGACCCACCGGAGCCCGCCATAGTCGAGCGGCCAGAGTTTGAGCGCCGCGGCGACTCGTTGACGGTCGGCGAGATCGGGCTCATGGCACACCTCGAAGGCCGACTCCGGGACGATCCGCGCCTCGTCGCCGTCGAGCCGGCCGACCGAGACGTAGCCGACGCCTCCGATGAGCGCCTCGGTGTAGACGAGGCGTTGATCGGCGTTTAGCCGGCCGCGGGTGAAGGCCCGCCAAGCGTCGCCGGCGGCGTCGGGATTGTCCGCGCCGCGGATCCCCTGCACGCGGAGACGCTCCGAGATCGCATCCACGACGAGCCGGGCCCACGGCGTGATCGCCTCATCCAAAAAGAGCCGGTAGGCGGCCTGATAGTGGGCGGGCACGTCGGGGAGGTCTTGCCGGCCGCGATACCAAGCCCAGAGATCCGCGATCCGCGCGCGTTGGTCGGCGAGCTCGCCGAGGAGGCGGTCGCGTTGCTCCTCGAGATCCTCGCCGAGGGCGTCCGACGCCTCCATCGCCTAGTCCTCCGGGAGGAGCGAGATGAGCGTCGCGAGCTTCTCCTCCGTCTCGAAGGCGACGGAGCGGCTCGGCCGGCGCTTGACCGTGAGCCGGAAGCGGCCGCATCGGACCGTCTCGCCCTCCTCGAGGTCGTACTCGCCGAGGAGCGCGCGGGCGCTCTCGTCGGCCTTGCCGTAGTCGGCGCGGGCCCGGCTCGCCCTCTCCTTCTGGGCTTGGCGCTTCTCGAGCGCCTTCTCGAGCTCCTCCGCGCCGCCGAGCTCGCGATCAAATAAGCCGTCTTGCGGGTCTGCGCTAACGCTCATCGGGCTCCTCTCGAGGTTTGCGCGGAGGCTACTCGCCGCGCCGGCGGGTTTCACGTTTTACGCGACGGTGAAACAGCTACGCTCGGGGGTGGAGGACGAGGCCGGCGTGAGCCGGCCTCGCCTTCGGGGGTTAGCGGCCGTTGCGCCGCTTGCGTGCGAGCTCGCGCTCCTTGCGATAGCGCTCCATGATCCGATGGAGCCCCGTCGTGTTGAGGCGCGCGGCCTCGAGGAGTTGCTTGCGCGGGAGCTCGCCGGGGTACTCATACCAATCGACGCGCTCGGGGTGCGCCGAGCTCTCGAGGACGACGGCCCGCTCGAAGCGGGCTTGAGCCTTCTTGGCTCGCTCGCGCGCGCCGTCCGCTTGGCGGCGGAGCTCGGCGATCTTGCCGGCCCGCTCCTTACGTTGCGCGCGGAGTGTCGCGCCCTTCGCTTCGACGTAGCCGAAGTCCTGCTCTGCGCTCTGACCGGGCGCATCCGGTGATATCACTTCGGGATTAGCCATCCCACCATGATATCACACCTCTCGAAGTGAGACGTAAGAGCTCAGAAGGTGAGGAGCTCGCCGGCGGGACGTTGGCCCGCGAGCTCGTCGGCGCGCGCCTCCCACGCGAGGACGCTCGCGACGGCGAGGTCGATCTTGTCCGCGGGCCCCGCCCCGGGCTTCGCGAGCCAGTAGCCGCCCCTGACCTCGCGCGTCTGGGCGTTGAGCGCGTGACGCGAGAGCGTCTCGTCGCCGGTGTGACGAATCCGGCCGGCGGCGAGATCCGTCCGGAAGCGCTCCACGGCGTCGATCATCCGCCCCCGCTTGGTCGCGAAGCGCATGACGGCGCGCTCGCCATAGTCGCGGGCCCATTGGTCGATCTCGGATTGCCAGAGCGGCGGGTCGAAGTAGCCGCGGACGACGCGGTAGCGCTCCATCGCGGACTCGAGCGCGACTTCGACCTCGCCGGCGGGCACCTCCCACGGCCGGCCATCGGCGGGATCCTCCCACGCCCCGAGCGGCTCGAGGAGCCCGTCCGAGACGCGGCATCCGACGAGCCCCGTGGCGTCGCCGACGCGCGCTCCGTCGAAGCCGATGGCGATCCGGTCGCCGGGTTGAAGACGGTCCTCGGTGATCGCGGCGGCCCATTGCTCGGGATCGAGCCACCATGATTGGGCGCTGACCCAGAGCCCGCACGCGAAGCGCGCCCATTGCCATCGTTGCGTCGTCGGCGAGTCGTGGCGCTCGCGGAGGAGCTCGAGCGTTTGCCACGACGCGGGGTTGGCGCGCTTGACGACGCGCATATCGTCAACGTCGTCGCCGTCCTCGAGCGCCCACTCATGGAGGACGAAGGAGCCGTCCGGGGAGCTCGCGCGCAGGTATGCGCCGCGCCGGCGGCGGTCCTCGAGGCGGCGGGCGAGCGCGCGCATCTGACCTAGAGGAGAGCCCTCATGCTCGCCCGCCGTGGAGATCGTAATCATGCGCCCACCTCGCGGCCCAAGGCCGTCGCGGA